GAAACTAAAATAGGGGCTTTTCTAGCAAGCAAAGCTCCTAAAGTGTTACAAGCTTTAGGTGACGTGCTTCCTAATCAAGGAACACTAGGTGTAGTAAAAAATCTTATAACAAGTGATACTAAGATTAAAGCTGTTGACAAAGAACAAGCACTAAAACTTATAGAGCAAGATCTTCAAGAATTAAAGGAAGTATCTAGTAGATGGAGAGCTGATATGAAGTCAGATTCATGGTTATCTAAAAACACTCGTCCATTAGCTTTAGTATTTTTAACAGTATCTGCAGTTTTCATGATGGCTGTAGATTCTTTTCACTTACAATTTCAAGTTGACGAAGCTTGGATAAACTTATTAAAAACGTTGCTGGTAACAGTATATGTAGCATACTTTGGATCTAGAGGTGCTGAAAAAATTACAAAAATAAATAAATAAAAAAATGATAACACCATCACAGATAAGAGGATTAGAAGGTAATCAAAATGCACAACCAAGAGTTTTTGCTCATAGTGCTCTAGATTTACAAAACTTAGTAGGAGCCACTCAAATACCTAACACAGAAAACATCGGTGTTTGCTTGTATGTTGGTGTAGCTAACGATATAACAGTAAAAATGGAGGGTAGTTCTACGGAGGTTCTTTTCAAAGGTGTTACTGCTGGATCTTTTCTACCTATACTAGTTACTCATGTAACAGCTGTAGGAACAGCTTTGACAGGACCAGGAGAGTTAATCGCATTATATTAATATAGTATGTTTATGGGACTGGGGATGCCGATCCCCAACTTAAGTAATTTACCTGGGCCATCAAGACCTGGAGGAGGCGGAGGTGTAACTGTTCCTTACGAATTTAAGTTTGAAGTAACAGCTGGTCAAGTAGGAATAACTATTTTACCTAGAGTAAATGGCCAAGGATTTACTATAAAATGGCAAGATGAAACTGAGCAAACTATAACTTCAGCTCAAACAGATTTACAAAGTCCAACTACTCAAGCTGGTGTTATATCTATAAATAAAGAAGGTGATCAAACTTGGTGTGACGACTTTGCAGTTGCATCTGGAAAACAATTTGTAACTAAAGTTACATCTTGGGGTCAAAATCCTTGGAACCGTCTTTTAAATGCTTTTAAAGATTGCACTAATTTAACCGAAATTGGAACAACTGGACTATTGGTAGATGCAAATGGAAGTAGTTTTAATTCATTGTTTGAAGGATGTACTTCTTTAACTGCTATAAACATGACCAACTGGGATTTGTCTTCTGGTAATGGCGCTTCCATTAGAAAAATAGCAAAAGGTTGTGTTAATCTAGAGCAAGTTGATATACCTTCAAATAAGAAAATTAAATTTTACCAGGTCGCCAGCAATGAAGCATTCAGAGATAGTGGTACTTCCACCACTAACGGATGCATTTTTAACATGCAAGGATTAGACTCTTCTACAACTACAACTGCTACTGCTTATGGAAACGACGCGTGGTTTAGAGGATGTAAAATATCTCCTTCTAGTAATTTTTCTAATTGGGTTTTTAATTCATCTTTGACATACAATATGAATTTTACGTTTTATCTAGCAGAAATGACAGGAACTAATTCTACTTTAGATATTTCTGGTTGGTCGACATTAAAAGCTACATCTTTTGGAAGTTTTATTAGAGGATTTAACAGCAATGGCGCAACGCCTAAACCTGATTCTAATTTTACTATAAACGTTTCAAACTTAAATTTATCTCATGCTACAAACCTTTCTCTATTTTTTGGGTTTGCTAATAACGCTAGTAATGTTAAAAATATAATAGGTCTAAGCACTTTACCAGCTATGGTATCTGCTTCTACTAATATTAATTATTTCATAGGTAGTTGTCCTTTTCTTAAACTAACTGATGATGATAACCTTTCAGATGCTTTTATGAACAGTTTAAATAGTAATAATGCAAGTTCTATGTTTCAGGATCTTGGTCAAAGTTTAACATTAGGAGATTATGGTAAAGCACCTAACTTAGCTGGTTTAAATTTATCTGCATCAACTACTGTAGCTTCCATGTTTAGAAAGGCAAAACTTTCAAATGCACCTGATTTTAGTAATGTGATATTCCCAACCGCCGCGGTTAGTTACGCTACTTTTGCTTACTATTTAGAAGTTTCTGATACTGACGCTCACTTAGTAATTGATAGACCTACTGTTAAACCTAGTACTTTACAATTTGCTTTTGCATATAATCAAGTTCCTAAAGTAACAATAGGTGACAGTGTAGATCTTTCAGCAGTAACAACTTTTCAATATTTATTTCTAAATGCAGGTAGTGTTTCTAGACCTTGTGAAGTAACTTTACCTACAACAGCGGATTACGGTGGAACAACTCTAGCAACCTCTTGGGATAACTTGTTTAATGGGTTAAAGAGTCCTTTAGGTGGCACTCAAGTTTTATCAACGTGCGTTGGTGACACTTTTATTAGAAGATTACATGCTTCAACATTAAATACTAATCCTCAGTCGATAAACCTATATGATACAAAACTAACGGGATCACCTTCTGTTGTAAATTCTAACGTTACAGATTTAGAAACTGCTGGATGGACAATTACCGACAACTCAACAGACGCTGTTATGCCATTTGTATATACAGCTCCTTTACTTACGGATACAACTATAACTCCAACTGGCAGCTTTACAGGTGGAACATTTTCAAGTAGTAATGCAACTAATATACCAGTTAATGCTACAACAGGTGTTATAAATACACCAAACGCGGGTAACACAACAATTAGATATACCCTTGCAGATGGTTGTTATAATGAGCAAGCTATATCACTAGGGAGTGAAACAGTAAGTAATGTTTATTCTATGGCATTTGATGGGGTTAATGATTATATTGACACTAGCTCAAGTACTGTTGGACAATTACAAGAGATGTCTGTCTCGGCTTGGTTTAAAGAAACTCAAAATGCCGTGGCTAACACTGCTCTTGTAGCTAATAACGGCTCTACTAACAAAGGTTGGTGTATATGGATAGATGGTACCAACATGCGTTGGCAAGTAGCTGATGGAAGTAGCAGTTTATCTTGGACCCAGACGGTTGTTGGAAGCTTTAGAACATACGCCCCTTTAAATCAGTGGAACCACGTATGTTGCACTTTTGATGGTGTTTATTCTAAAATATATATTAATGGTATATTAAGAGAAACTTGGACAGCTACTCCAACCCCTTATGTTGTAGATTATTCTGGAAATGTTGGTAATTTAACTATAGGAAGAAGATCTTACGCTAATTCAGGATTTTTTAGAGGCCAAATAGACGAGGTAGGATTATTTAACGCGGCTTTAACATCTTCACAAATAGAAGGAATCTACAACGCAACAGCAGTAGTAGGTGGAGTAAACAAAACAGCAGATTTAAGTCAATTAACAACACCACCTATTGCGTGGTATAGAATGGGAGATTAATATGAGTACAGAATTTTTCAACGACCAATGGCGCATGCCAAACAATAAAAATCAGAGCAAGCAAGCTAATTATAGTTTAGAGGCCTTGTCTCAAGGTGATTTTGTAACTGTTGAAGATTTTCCATTTGGAAGCTCACAAAGTTTTACAATTAGTTTTTGGGTTTATGGTGCAGATTTAATTAGTCAGTCTTCAAAGTCCTTTATTGGTACAGAGTATTATTCACCTCCCTCTCCTTCTACTCAGTTTGGTTTTGGTTTAAATTTTCAATACGGTAGAATCCAATTTTACAGTTCCCCAATAAATAGTAGTAGAATTAATAATTTTTACACTGCAAATAATGTCTTAATAGAAAATGAATGGAATCATGTTATACTAAGGTACAATTACGGTACTGATTATAGGATTTACCATAATAACACTTTAAAAGCAATTTATGATTCTAATTATCCTAATTTTAATCAAGCAGATGTAGAGGTTCAATATAATACTCAAACCCTATGGATATATAGAGGATTTTATGCGAATTCCAATTTAATCGGTAAAATGGCAGAATTTAGTTGTTTTGGATATGCTCTTACAGATACAGCTACATCAGCTGGACAAACGCCAACTGGACAAGTAGCAGCTATCTATGGAGATGGTTCTTCATTGCCTAATCCAATGGCATTATCGCCTAAACCTACAGTTTACTATCAATTAGGTGACCAATCAGCAGATAACGGAGCTAATTATTTAGTGCCTAATAGTTCTCTGAAAGATTATGTTTTTGATTTTAATGGGGGTGATTATATAGATTGTGGCAATGATAGTAGTTTAAATGTATCAACATCAAATCATTCTTTTAGTTTTTGGTTAAAAACTACAACAACATCAAATGAAGTTATAGCTCAAAAAGGTAACGGAGATGAACTTGACACACAAACAAGACCAATAGGAAGCGGAAATGTTGCTATAAGTTGGGCTGGTTTTAATGGTTATGATGGTACAACTGTAATAAATGATGGTAATTGGCATAATATAATTTTTATTGCAAATGGTTCTGTTTCTTACATTTATGTAGATGGAAATTTAGACGTTACTGGAGGGAATAAAATACAATCAAGCTCTAACAGCGATAGTTTTTATATTGGAAGCAGAGCTGGATTATATGGTTTTAATGGTTCTCTTTCAAACGTTCAAATATTTAACACAGCACTACCAGCAACAGGTTCTAACTCAGTAGAAACTCTTTACAATAATGGTTCTCCACTTACATCAATGAGTGGGTTTACTTCTTTGCAAGGTTGGTGGAAATTAGATGCTTCTGCTACTTATGATGGTTCTAACTGGACTATACCTGATGACAGTACAAACTCAAACGATGGCACAAGCTCAGGAATGACACAAGCTAATTTAGTACAAAGTGATTTAAGTTTTACAAGTGGTTACTCACCATATGCTTTAGATTTTGATGGAACAAATGATTATATAGATGCTGGTGTAACTGTACAACAACCGACTACAAACTACTCTGTTTCTTGCTGGGTAAAACTTGACTCTGTAGCACTTTGTGGAATTGTTGGTAATTTTAAAACAGGTGCTGCTCCTCAAGTAGGGTTCGCACTAACATTAAGTAGTGGCCTTAATTTTCAATTTTGGTCTGATGGAACAGCAAGCTCAAGTGCTGGTACAGTTACAGGAACAACAGTACCAAATACAAGTACTTGGTATAACGTAATTGGAGTTTATGATGGTTCATTAGTAAAAATATATGTAAATAATGTTTTAGAAAATTCAGTTTCTTACAGTGCGACTCCATCCGTAACAGACCAAAATTTAGTTATTGGAAGATGGTATGGCAATTATGATGGCTTCTATACAAATGGCTCTATTTCAAATGTATCTGTTTGGAACGCAAGTTTAACATCTGCACAAGTATCAGAAATTTATAGTGAAGGAGTTCCCCAAAATCTAAACAACCATAGTGCCTATTCTAATTTAGTAAGCTGGTGGCAGTTAGGAAGTAATACGTCTTGGGTAGACCCTTATTGGATAGCTTTAGATGAAAAGGGAACTAATAATGGACAAAGCCAAAATATAGCAGCTCCTAACAATATGGGTGAAAATGCTATAGTAGATGGTGTTGGTAGTTATGCAAATGGAGTTTCAAGTGGAATGTCAGATAATATAGTGGGCGATGCACCTTACAGTAGTAGTAATTCTCTTAGTGTAAATATGGATGTAGAAGATAGAGTTGAAGATACACCAAGTTAAAATTTTAAAATAAATAAAAATGAATAATAAAAGTTATATAGTAATTAGTTTAAGTTCAACGGATAGCGTGCTATGGTCGCAGGTTTCGCAATCTTCTGCACAAAGTATGAGAAGAAACTTAGCAAACACTCAAGGTTTATTAAGCTACAGTGTAACACCAAGTTTTATTTCAGATGGTAGTTTACCAATAGTAGGTGATGTAATGAATCAAGACGAAGCTTTAGCATTAATGGCAACTGCAGCTTGGAGTGAGCCAGATCCTATTGACTAACCTCTAAATGTAAAAAAAGATTATGAGTGGTAATATTCCTATAGACAACCCTATCGTCAGAACTTACTGGATAGCTTACGGTGATGATTCAGAAGATGACGTCAAAGGCTATGGTTATGTAGATCCTCAGCAGAAGCTTTTATGTAAGTGGTTTATTGATGAAACAATAGATGAAGCTGAATGGATAGCAGAACTTGCTTCACATGGCATTGATCCAAATCCGCCAAGCGAAGAATAAAAACAAATACAATTAAATTAAATCAAATGAAAATTAAAGAAGAAGAATTATTATTAATTCAAGAACAACAAAAACAATTAAACGAATTAGTTCATAATATCGGATTATTAGAAAGCCAAAAGCATGGACTACTTCATGAAATAGCTGGAGCTAATAAAGAAATAGAAGATTATAAGGAAATATTAGAAGCTGAATATGGCGCTATTAATATTGATCTTGAAGATGGTACTTATACTGAGATAAAAGAAGATGTCAAAGGTAATAAGGAAGATTAGTATAGGTTCTGACTATAAGAACGATGCAATGCATTATTCAACTGGTCAGGAAGTATATGGTGGACATACTATTAGCGATATTCTTTTTGAAGACAAAGACCAATCATATAATATTTTTATAACTAAAAATAATGAAGTCTTACCTTGGAAAAAGTTTAATGCTAATATGTCAATATCTGTAGAGTATGATCTTAAGTATTAATGCAAAGCTTATATTATTTTATTGTCAAACCTTTAAACGATAGGTATGACAATACAAGAAGAGTTGCTGATACTGATCTTATTATCAATAGTGGTATTGAAGATCACAGATTTATTAGTAAAAAAGCTGTAGTAGTTCAAACTCCTGCAGCTTATACTACTAAAATAAATATAGGTGATGAATTATATATTCACCATAATATATTTAGAAGATGGTATGATCAAAAAGGTAAGGAACGAAATAGTTCAACTCACTTTAAAGATGATCTTTATTTTGTTTCTCCTGAACAGATCTATATGTATAATTTAAAAACACATTTAGATTATTGTTTTATAAAACCACTTAAAAACCAAAGTGTTTTAGAGAATAGAAAAGAACAACCTAATGTTGGAGTAGTAAAATATTCTAATAAGTCCTTAGAAGCTCTTAAAATAACACCTGGAACCCTTATTACGTTTACACCTAACTCTGAGTTTGAGTTTATTATAGAAGGTGAACGACTTTATTGTATGAAATCTAATGATATAGCTTTAACTCATGAATACCAAGGAAACGAAGAAGAAAATAATCCAAGCTGGGCAAAAAGCAGTTGAGGAATTAATTAAGGTAGCAAAAGAAAAGATTGTTGACTCAGACGACGATGTAAGCGCTGATAGATTAAAGAATGCTGCCGCAACAAAGAAACTAGCTATATTCGATGCTTTTGAAATACTTAATCGTATTCAAATAGAAGAAGATATGCTAAATGAAAAACCTAAGGAAGTTAAAGTACAAAAAACATTTAAAGGTTTTGCAGAAGGGAGAAGTAAGTGAGTTACGAACAAACCCTTTGGAAAGAAGTTAAGGACGTTGTAAATCCTAAGATATTAGCTAAAAACAATAGATTTAAAAAATGGGATTATGGTTATAATTCTGATTATGATTTTATAGTAATAAGTAAAACAGGTAAAATTGGACAAATCATTGAAATACAGGATCTCAGGATTGCTTTACCAGCAGCAAATGAACCGTTTAAACGAAGTAAAGAAAAAGCGGAACAATACTGGGAAAAAGCCGAATATCCAAAAGAATTAAGTAGAATTAAAAGTAGATTTGACTGGGAGGAATATCCAGCTGAATTTAAAGAAAAGTGGTACGATTATATTGATAATGAATTTACTAGACGAGAACAAGGATTTCACTTTTATAACAATGGTACTTCTACTTACATTACTGGTACTCATTATATGTACTTGCAATGGTCAAAGATTGACATTGGAGCACCAGATTTTAGAGAAGCAAATAGACTCTTCTTTATATTTTGGGAAGCATGTAAAGCAGATACAAGATGTTATGGAATGTGCTACCTTAAAAACAGACGATCTGGATTCTCTTTTATGTCATCAGCAGAGCTTGTCAATCAAGCTACAATATCTTCTGATGCTAGATTTGGAATACTTTCCAAGTCTGGTTCAGATGCCAAAAAAATGTTTACAGATAAAGTTGTCCCAATATCAGTCAACTACCCGTTCTTTTTTAAACCCATTCAAGATGGTATGGATCGGCCGAAAACTGAACTGGCATATCGTGTTCCGGCATCAAAGCTTACTAGAAGAAAGCTTGAGTCGAATGAACAGCTTAGGGAACTAGATGGTCTTGATACAACTATTGACTGGAAAAACACAGGTGATAACTCTTATGATGGTGAAAAGCTAAAACTATTAGCTCATGATGAAAGTGGTAAGTGGGAAAGACCTGATAATATATTAAACAACTGGAGAGTTACAAAGACTACATTAAGACTAGGATCAAGAATCGTGGGTAAATGTATGATGGGCTCAACTTCAAATGCTTTAGATAAAGGTGGAGACAATTTCAAAAAATTATACTACAATTCAAACGTTAATAAAAGAAATCGAAACGGACAAACATCTTCTGGACTCTATAGCTTGTTCATTCCTATGGAGTGGAACTATGAGGGATTCATCGATACTTATGGATTACCTGTCTTCATTAGAGGTAAAAATGAAGTCAAAGGAGTTGATGGTTACGAAATTACAACAGGAGTTATTGAACACTGGGAAAACGAAGTTGACGGTTTAAAATCAGATCAAGACAGTTTAAATGAATATTATCGTCAGTTTCCAAGAACTGAACAACATGCTTTTAGAGATGAAGCTAAATCATCTTTATTTAATCTAACTAAGATATACCAACAAATAGATTATAATGAAGAAGCTAATAACAAAGCAGCAATTACAATAGGTAGTTTTTCTTGGGAAAATGGTATTAAAGATTCTAAGGTTTTATTTAAACCTAATAAAGATGGAAGATTTAAAATTAGTTGGGTACCACCAGTTAATATTCAAAATAGAATAATTAATAAAAATGGAGGCAAATATCCTGGTAACGAACATATTGGAGCTTTCGGCTGTGATAGTTACGACATTAGCGGTACTGTTGATGGTAAAGGCTCTAATGGAGCTTTACATGGACTGACTAAGTTTTCAATGGAAGATGCACCGCCTAATCATTTCTTTTTAGAATATATATCAAGGCCACAAACAGCTGAGATATTCTTTGAAGATGTTTTAATGGCTTGTATATTTTATGGTATGCCAATACTTGCTGAAAACAATAAACCTAGATTATTGTATTATTTTAAACGTAGAGGTTATAGAGGTTTTTCAATTAATCGTCCTGATAAAATTTGGAACAAACTTTCTACAACAGAAAGAGAAATAGGTGGAATACCTAACTCAAGTGAAGATATTAAACAATCACATGCAGCAGCTATAGAGTCTTACATAGAAGAATATGTGGGATCTAGTGAACTAGGGCATGGAGATATGTACCATCAAAAAACATTAGAAGACTGGGCAGCGTTCAATATAAATAATAGAACAAAGCATGATGCTTCAATAAGTTCAGGTTTAGCTATAATGGCTTGTAATAAAAACAGGTATACACCTGTAGCTGTTAGACAAAAAAAATCTATAAACTTAGGTATTAAAAAATATGATAACACAGGTTATAATTCAAAAATAAAATAAATGATAAATACTAATTACAATAGTTCTTTTCCAGATCAGGTAGTACCAGATGCAGAAAAAGCTACTTATGAGTATGGTTTACAGGTTGGTAGAGCTATAGAGTCTGAGTGGTTTACTAATGATAATGGCTTCACAGATAGATTTGGTAGTAATTATAATTCTTTTCATAATTTAAGATTATATGCAAGAGGAGAACAATCTGTACAAAAATATAAAGACGAACTTTCTATTAATGGTGATTTATCTTATTTAAACTTAGACTGGAAACCTGTACCAGTAATTCCTAAGTTTGTTGACATAGTTGTTAATGGTATGTCTCAAAGAAATTACGAGATCAAGGCTTATGCTCAAGACCCTGAGTCTTTACATAAAAGAACTGCGTATGCTGAAGCTTTACAAAAAGATGTAATGCAAAAAGATTTATTAGCTAAAATGACTGAAATGACTGGTTTAGATATTTCCGCGTCTAAAGGTAAAGCCGTTGGCATGGAAAGTGAAGAAGATATAGAGCTTCATATGCAAATGAGTTATAAAGAGTCTATTGAAGTAGCTGAAGAAGAAGTAATTAACAATGTGCTAGCTAATAATAAATATGATTTAATTAGAAGAAGATTAAATTATGACTTAACTGTTTTAGGTATATCAGCTGTTAAAACTGATTTTAATAGATCTGAAGGCGTTACATTAAATTATGTTGATCCAGCTAGTTTAGTTTATTCATATAGTGAAGATCCTAATTTTGAAGATTTATATTATGTAGGTGAAGTTAAATCAATTAGCTTGCCAGAGCTTAAAAAACAATTTCCTTATTTAACTGCTGAAGAATTAAAAGAAATACAAAAGTATCCAGGTAATCAAAACTACACTAGAAACTGGAGTGGTCGTTATGACAACAATACAGTTCAAGTAATGTATTTTGAATACAAAACTTATGCTAATCAAGTATTTAAAATAAAAGAAACAGCTAATGGTCTTGAAAAAGCTATAGAAAAAACTGATACTTTTAATCCACCAGAAACAGATTCATTTTCAAAAGCATTTAGAGCTATTGAAGTTCTTTACTCTGGAGCTAAAATACTAGGACATAACAAAATATTAAAATGGGAGCTAGCTGAGAACATGACTAGACCTTATGCCGATACTGTTAAAGTTAATATGAACTATAACATCGTAGCTCCTAGAATGTACAAAGGTCGCATAGAATCAATTGTAAGCAGAATAACTGGTTTTGCTGATATGATACAGCTAACTCATTTAAAACTGCAACAGGTGATGTCTAGAGTGGTTCCTGATGGAGTTTACTTAGATATGGATGGTTTAGCAGAGGTAGATCTAGGTAATGGTACTAATTATAACCCATCTGAAGCTTTGAATATGTATTTTCAAACAGGTTCTGTAGTTGGTAGATCAATGACTCAAGACGGTGGAATGAACCCAGGTAAAGTTCCTATACAGGAATTACAGTCTAGCTCTGGTGGTAATAAAATGCAATCATTAATACAAACTTACGAGTATTATCTTAAAATGATTAGAGACGTAACGGGACTTAATGAAGCTAGAGATGGTACGTTACCAGACAAGCAATCATTAGTTGGTTTACAAAAATTAGCTGCTGCTAATTCAAACGTAGCAACTAGACATATATTACAAGCTAGTTTATACTTAACTCTTAGAACTTGTGAAAACATATCATTAAGAATAGCTGATGCTTTAATGTTTCCATTAACTATGCAGACATTAGCGTCTAGTATATCTAGATACAATGTAGCTACTTTGCAAGAGTTATCTCAAGTAAATATGCATGACTTTGGTATTTTCTTAGAACTAGAGCCTGATGAAGAAGAAAAGCAAGTGTTAGAGCAAAACATACAAATAGCTTTAAAAGGTGGTCAAATAGATCTTGAAGATGCAATTGATATTAGACAAGTTAACAATTTAAAGTTAGCTAATCAAATGCTTAAGAAAAGAAGAAAAGAAAAGCAAGCTAAGGATCAACAAATACAACAGCAGAACATGCAAGCGCAAGCTCAAGCAAATGCTCAAGCAGCTGAACAAATATCTTTAGCAGAAGCTCAAAAGCAGCAAGTTATATCTGAGCAAAACATTAACTACGAACAAGCTAAATCTCAATTTTCTATACAAAAAATGGAAAGAGAAGCTCAAATCAAACAACAGTTAATGGAATTAGAGTTTAACTACAACATGCAGTTAACTCAAGCGCAGTCTAAAGCTAAGCAGCAAGATGAAGCTTTTAAAGAAGATAGAAAAGATCAAAGAACAGAAATGCAAGCTACGCAACAGTCTGAACTTATAGATCAAAGAAAAAACGACTTATTACCTAAAAACTTTGAATCCGCAGGTAATGATACTATGGGCGGTTTTGGTTTAGAGCAGTTTGGCCCTAAATAATTTTTAATAACTATTATATTATATTATGTCAGAAGAAATAAAAGAAAACCCTAAAGGGGAATTAGAACAAGGTGAGTTTAAGGTTAAGAAGCCTAAGGTAAAAAAACTTACTAATAAAAAAGCAACAACAGCTAAAATAGATTTATCTAAAAAAGAAGAGGTTAAAAAAGAAGAAAAACCTATAGATAAAGTAATTATTAAAGAAGAACCTGTAATTAAAGAAGAAAAAGTAGAAGCTAAGGAAGAAGTAGTAGAAACAAAAGAAAAAACTACATCTCCTATATCTGAAATTACAGAAGAAGAAGTTGTTGAAGAAGTAAAAGCACCTATAGTAAAAGATGTTGTTGAAAAACAACCAGAAATAAAACTACCAGAAAACATAGAAAAATTGGTAAGCTTTATGGAAGATACAGGTGGAACAGTTGAGGATTATGTTAGATTAAATGCTGATTACTCAAGTGTAGATAAAGATACTCTATTAAGAGAGTATTACAAACAGACTAAACCACATCTTGATACAGATGAAGTTAATTTCTTATTAGAAGATAACTTTCATTATGATGAAGATTTGGATGAAGAGCGAGATATAAGAAAAAAGAAACTCGCTTATAAAGAAGAAATTGCTAAAGCCACTAACTTTTTAGAGGAAACCAAGAGTAAATATTACGACGAGATCAAGTTGAGACCGGGCGTTACTCAGGAACAACAAAAAGCTATGGACTTTTTCAATAGACACAACGAAGAACAAAAAATGGTTAAACAGCAACACGATACGTTTAAATCAACTACTAAAAATTTCTTTAATAACGAGTTCAAAGGTTTTGAATTTAATTTAAATGAAAAGAAATTTAGATACGGTGTTAATGATATAGACTCTGTTGCTAGTAATCAATCTGATCTTACGAACCTAATCGGGAAGTTCTTAGATAATAAAGGGGAAGTTAAAGACTATAAAGGTTATCACAAAGCTATTTTTGCAGCACAAAACGCTGATACTATCGCTAATCATTTTTATGAGCAAGGCAAAGCCGACGCTGTTAAAGATGTAATGGCTAAATCTAAAAATTTAAACAATGAACTTAGACCAACGTCTACGGGAGATGTTTTTATTGGAGGAATGAAAGTAAAAGCAATTAGTGGTGTAGATAGTTCAAAGTTAAAATTAAGAATAAATAAAAATAAATAAAAGATAAAACATGAGTTTTCAAAACAATGCTCCAACTGGAGCTTTTCCTCCATCACTCTTGCCTCATCAAACTCAAATGACGTTAGCGTCAAATTACTTGAGTTTTGATAACGCAACTGGTGGAAACTTTGCACAACAATATCTACCTGAGCTTTATGAAGCTGAAGTAGAAAGATACGGAAACCGAACTTTAGGTGGTTTCTTGAGAATGGTAGGCGCTGAAATGCCTATGACATCTGATCAAGTAATTTGGTCTGAACAAAATAGATTACACGTTTCTTATGAAGACTGTATATTAATTGCTTTAGGATTATCTATGACAGTTCCAGTTGAAACTGGAAAAACTTGCGCTATTAAAATAGGTAATACAATAGTAATATCTAATGGATTAACTACTATTAAAGCTAGAGTTACTAACGTTGTTGCTGCTACAGCTACAACTGCTACTGTTACTTTTGAAACTTACAAAGTTGCTAACGCTCTTGGATTAGGAGTTGCTGGTACACTTGTTAAGACATTTGTATATGGTTCTGAATTTGCTAAAGGTTCTGGTGGATCTGATGCTGCTGTAAGTAACTACGCTGGAATGTCTAGTATTCAACCAACTTTAACACAATTTTCTAACAAGCCAATTATCTTAAGAGATAAGTTTGAAGTATCAGGTTCTGATACAGCTCAAATTGGTTGGGTAGAAGTTGCTACTGAAGATGGAACAAATGGATACTTGTGGTATTTAAAGTCTGAATCTGAAACAAGATTAAGATTTGAAGATTACCTAGAAATGTCCATGGTTGAAGCTGAAAACAATGGTGCCGCTGGTGTTGTTGACTTAGGCGCAGGTGCTGTAGGTGCTGCTGAAGCTGGTCCTGGTTCTGAAGGTTTGTTTGCTGCTATTGAAGCAAGAGGAAACGTTTATAACGATTTCGCTGGTGCTGCTGCTCCTGGAGCTGGTGCATTAGGTGATTTTGATACTATCCTAAAACAACTAGATACACAAGGTGCTATTGAAGAAAACATGTTATTCTTATCTAGAGCTACTGCTCTTGATTTTGACGATATGATTGCTGCTCAAGCTGGTGGAGGTTATGCTGGTACACAAGCTGCTTCTTATGGTCTTTTTGACAACGAAGCTGAAATGGCAATGAATTTTGGATTTTCAGGATTTAGAAGAGGTTCTTATGACTTTTATAAAACTGACTGGAAATACTTAAATGACTTTTCAACAAGAGGATTAATCGGAGACATCGATGGTGTAATGATTCCAGCTGGAACATCAACTGTTTATGATCAAAGTTTAGGATCTAATATCAGACGTCCTTTCTTACATGTAAGATATAGAGCTTCTGAAGCTGATGATCGTAGAATGAAGTCATGGGTTACTGGATCTGTTGGAGGTGCTTACACTTCTGATTTAGATGCAATGACTGTAAATTTCTTATCTGAAAGATGTTTAGTTACACAAGCTGCTAATAACTTCGTGTTATTCAAGTCAACTATATAATTATTAACATTTAAAAAATAAGAAAAATGGGACTTTTAAAATTAAGATCAAACCAAGTAATTAGTTGTGATGACGTTGTTAGCATAACTGCAACATTAGCAGCTGCTACTTTAACTGTCGATGTTATTTACAATGTATATGGACAGACTGGCGCAGGCACATTTGCACCTTCTAAAATGAACATTGTTTATACTAGATCAGCTGGAACAATGAGTTTTACACAAACTGAAGCAGAATATTTAAGTGCTTTTGTCAGCGCTGTAGGCGCAATGGCAGAGGGATCTGGTATTGGTGCTGATTCGCCAGAAGTTAGCGAAAAAGTTACTGCTACAGGAGTGTTTCACGCAAATTTAACTCCAGTAATTACACTTAAAAAAGGAGCTGATTTAGCTTAATTACTTTTTTAAAACAATAATAAGATCCCGCTTCGGCGGGGTCTTTTTTAATTATTATATTATATTATATTATGGAAACAAAAGAAAAGAAAAAACCTCAAGTAAAAAAAGATACTTGGGAAGTAAAAGATAGATACTACCATTTACTTAATGGTCAATCACCTTTAACAACTAGAATTAACTCTAAACACTCTTCAAGAAAACCTTTAATGTGGTTTGATGAAGAAAAGCAATACAATAGAGAGCTTAGATATGCTACCAATATGAAAAGCCCATTTATGGACGAGCAAAAAGGTACAGCAACTTTAGGTCATATTGTTTTTGAAAATGGTGTTTTAATGGTGCCTAGAGAAAAACAAGCTTTACAAAAGCTTTTATCATTATATCATCCTAATAGAAACAAGGTATATGCTGAAAGAGATGAAGTAATTGAAGCAAGTAATGAACTAGACAACTTAGAGTTACAAGTTGAAGCAATGGCTATGGCTATAAATATGGATGTAGACAAAGCTGAAGCTATACTAAGAGTTGAATTAGGTTCAGGAGTATCTAAAATGAGTTCTAAAGAACTTAAAAGAGATTTACTACTATTTGCTAAGGGTAATCCAGAATTATTCTTAGAATTAGTTAATGATGAAAACGTTGAACTTAGAAACTTTGGTATACGAGCTGTTGAAGCTGGTATTGTTAGTTTAGCGCAAGATCAAAGAACTTTTACTTGGGCTAGTAATGGCCGTAAGCTAATGAACGTTCCTTTTGATGAAAACCCATATTCAGCAATGGCTGCATGGTTTAAAACAGACGAAGGTGTTGAAGTTTACAAATCAATAGAGAAAAAGTTTAAATAACAAGTGACTATAAATATGAGGGGTTACACAAGTAACCTCTCTTTTTAAAATATTAAAGATGGCAATAAGCGTAGATACTGTATATAAAACTGTATTACTTATTTTAAACAAAGAACAAAGGGGTTATATGACACCTGATGAATTTAATAAAATAGGTACTCAAGTTCAAAGAGAACTCTTTGAGAAATGCTTTGAGGATTTAAACCAACAGGTTCGTACTCCTCAAACAGATATGGACTATGCCGATAGAGTTGCTTTAACTGATGAAAAAATTGCAGAATTTAAAACTGAAAACGATCAAACTGTAACTGAGAAAGCTATAGGCGTTACAAATCCAACATCCAATATATTTACAGTTCCTTCTGAGCTGTATAAGCTAGGTTCAGTTACCTATGAACCAAGTTCTAATATCTACCCTGAAATGCAAAGACTAGGTAGATCTGAGTTTTACAATATAAGAAAAGCTCCATTAACAACTCCAACAAAGAATTTTCCCGTATATCTATACGAAGACAACAAATGCATAGTTTATCCTACAGATATAATTAATGTAGATCATATTAAAATGCAATATGTTAAAAAACCTACAGACATTAGGTGGGGATATAACATAGGTGGTTTAGGACAATATGTTTTTACTAACTACCCTTACGTAGCTACAGCTATTAATATAGGACCTATAACAACTTCTATAACTTCAAACATTGCTTCTGCAACTAACAACACTTACTCTGCCGCCACTTTCACCCCTCCAGCCAGTGGTGGAACAGGTGCTATTTTTGATGTAACTGTAGTTGGAGCTACTGTAACTAATGTATCTGTAGTTTCTCAAGGATCTGGGTATGTCGCTGGAGATATTATAACTTTTACGCAAAATTTTGGAGCAAATACAACTGGAACTTTGTCAGTAACCCTAACAGAAGCTAACCTATTTTCAGGATCACAACAAGGTTATGTAGATTTTGGATTACAAACATCGGAGCAAACAGAGCTTGTTTTAAACATATTACTATATGCTGGCATAGTTATAAGAGATCCTCAAATAATTCAAGTAGCTCAAAGTGAATTACAACAAGACAAAATTAATGAAAAATCTTAATACATGGGACTATTAACTGAAACAAATGCGCAATATTATTCTGGTCAACAAGCTTTTATAGGCGATGGTGTTAATACAGTATTTACATGTACGTTTAATACTGAACTTACTGCTACTAATTTTACAGTAAAAGTAAACAACGCAGCGCCAGGTGCATTTACATTTGTAGGTAATGTTATAACTTTTGCTGTTGCGCCAGCTAATCTAGCCACTGTAGTAGTACAACTAAATCAAGCAGCTATAGATAGTAATCATGGTAATTATGAATATATAAGCTTAAATGACATTATAAATAACTTTATTGTAGCTTATATTGGCGTAGGTAAGTTAATACCAAATGCAAAAAGAACTGATATAATGTTTCACGCTAAAAGAGGTTTACAAGAATTTAGTTATGATACGCTAAGAAGCATGAAGTCTCAAGAATTAACTATACCACCTAGTCTTTCTTTGATAATACCTCAAGACTATGTTAATTATGTTAATTTATCTTGGGTTGATGCAGCAGGTGTTAAACATATAATATATCCAACTACATTAACTTCTAATCCAACTGAGCTGCTTATACAAGATGGATCTGGTGTGCCAACTCAAAACGTCGATGGAGGCAATAATTTAGCTGAGCAATCAGAAACTGAAGAAAGATGGGCTAATAATAACTCGTTAAATTTAACAGGTGAGATAACTAATGAAATATTTGAAACAGCTAATGTATATAACTGGGGTTGGGATAAGTTAGCTTATGGACAAAGATATGGTTTAGAGCCTGAAGTTTCACAAAAAAATGGTTGGTTTACTATAAATGAAAGAACAGGATCTTTTAATTTCTCTAGTGATTTAGCAAATAAATTAATAATACTAGAATACATATCAGATGGCTTAGCAGTTGATGCAGATACTAGAGTACCTAAAATGGCAGAACAAGCAATGTACATGCATATAGCGTATTCAATACTATCTGGTAGAGCTAATATTCCTGAGTATATTATAAACAGATTTAAAAGAGATAGATCTAGTGCACTTAGAAATGCTAAAATAAGATTATCTAATATAAAATTAAATGAATTCACTCAAATAATGCGTGGTAAATCTAAATGGATTAAACATTAATTATGCCAGAAATTAAAAACACTTTTCTTAAGTCTAAAATGAATAAAGACTTAGAGGCTAGAATAATGCCTAATGGTGAATATAGAGATGCTCAAAATGCTAGTGTTAGTGCTTCTGAAGATGCTAGTGTAGGATCTTTAGAAAATATTAGAGGTAATAAGTTATTAACTAATTTTGGTTTAACTGATTTTAATTTAGAAATAATAGGACAATATTCTGATTTAGCTAATAATAGAATATTTTTCTTTTTAACTAACTACACAGACGCCTCAACAGACAGCTTAAGCAATTTAGCTATTGAAAATAAAACAGCTAATGAACCGGGGTATGTTTTTGATAGAAATGGAGGAGCTAATTACATATGTTATTGTCAACTACCTAACGTGTCTAGTTCTTCTGAGATAAGTATTAGCAACATTAATTTTAGCGTTTTACTTACTGGAACTTTTTTAAATTTTTCTAAAACTCACCCTATCTGTGGAGTTAACATGATTGAAAATTTATTATTTTGGACAGATAATAGAAATCAACCTAGAAAAATAAACGTAGATAACGCTATTGCCAACCCGTTAGTTTACTACACTAACGAAGATCACGTATCTGTGGCCAAGTATGCTCCATACAAATCTATATCTTTTTTAAAAAATACAACAGGCGTAGTTAAATCTACTTTAAAAAACGAAGTAGATGAATGGTTAGCACCTTTTTTTGGAGCGCCAGGTCAAATACTACAAGGCTCTGTAGGCACAGCTGATACATTAGTTTTTGATGAAGAGACTAGTGGAACCAATTTAGCTTACACTAATGTAGCAAATCACTTAGGTGGTGATATTCCAACAAAACCTATAAGAGTTAAAAGCGCAGACGATTCTGAAAATATTTTTGCTTATGTACAAAACATAGACGTATCAACAGTGCCAGCTAAAGTTTTTTTAAAGAAAAATATATCAGGTACTCCTGTTCCTGTTTTAGATATAGAAACTGAGCTAGGTTGGAGTAATGGAACTTTTCTTTTTGAAATTCAAAACCCGGACTATAACTCAGCTTTTAAAGGTGATAAAAAGCTTTTAGAAGATAAATTTGTTAGATTTAGCTATAGATTTAAGTATGATGATAATGAATACTCTTTAACAGCTCCATTTACTCAACATGCTTTTATACCAAAACAATATGGGTATTTTATACAAGGTGACGACGAAAGAACAAAAGAGTCTAGTATAGTAAGTTTTATGGAAAATCAAGTAACTACAGCTGGTTTAGTTATAGATTTACCATATAAAAGCAGCGAACTTGCTGATAAGTTGAAAGTAAGTGAAATACAATTGCTATATAAAGCTTCAGACGATTTAAATGTTAAAGTAATAGCAGATGTAAAAGTTAGCAACCTAACAGGTTCACCTAGTACTATGACTTTGAAAGTTGCTGGAGATAATTACACAACTGGAACTTTGCTAGACAAAACCACTACAGGTGGTAGTGGATCAGGATTAACAGTTGATCTTGTTGTAGATGGAGCTGGTAGATCAACTTCTGCTACTGTTAATAAAACTGGAGAAGGTTATAAAGTTGGAGATGTAGTTAGTATACCTAACCCGCTAGGTACTGATGCAGAATATACTGTAACGTCTTTAAATTCTACATATATATACAACTATAGCTCTGAAAAGCCTATAAAAGTTTTAACCGATGAAGAAGTCACAAGAGTTAGTGATATAGTTCCTATGAGAGCTCAAACTCAAGAGGTAGTTGGAAATAGAGTTGTTTATGGTAATTTTTTGCAAAATAACGAAACTCCTCTTAGTTTAGAATACTCTTTAGGTACTGTTAAAAAAGGTGATACAACTTTAAATACTAATAAAGAGTTTTTAAACAATACTTTAAAACAAGGCAGATCTTACCAAGTTGGTATAGTTCTTCAAGATAGATATGGTAGAGCTTCTAATGTTATAATTAATGATAATAGTTCTTCTCTTAGTCTTAATTCTACAATATTTAATGGATACACTGGAGGCGGCACAGATACTTTGTCTTGGCCAGGTGATTCTCTTCAAATATCTTTTGCAGAAAAAATACCAGAATTAAAAACCTCAACATATAATGGAACATGGGTTGAAGGTACAAATCCTTTAGGCTGGTACACATATAAAATTGTAGTTAAACAACAAGAGCAAGATTACTATAATATTTACGTTCCAGGAGCTTTAAGTGGTAATATAATATATACTAAAAACGATGCAGTAACAGCTAGTAATGTTAAAGGTTTATTATATTCTCAGACAGGTGAAATTGCTAGTATAGCTTTATTTAACGACAATATAAATAAAATACCAAGAGATTTAAAAGAAGTTGGGCCTACAGACGAAATATATGGATCTAGTGTAGTTCTTTATAATAGAGTTAAGCAAACGCATGCGGACGTTAAAGACGGGTCGACTCCTCCAGTAGTTACAATACCTACAATAAGCGAGCAAAACTTAACAGTATCTAAGCAAGAGGTTACAACTATTAGACCTTTTTCAGAGCTTGGAGAATGGACAACTAAAAAGAATTTAGATTTATATTATGTAAATATGAATCCAGATCCTAGTGCTGGTGGTGCATCTCAATATGCAGTAGGAACTTTTATATATCCTGGAGCACAAGGAGAAGTAGATCCTTTTTTCTTAAAAAATAATAAAAATCCACTAATAGCTACTATAGAAGTAGGTGATAGAATGGGTTTTACAGCAACTTCTCAACAAGATCCTAATTGGGATTTTGCACAAAAACTAATGGTTTTTGAAACAGAGCCTTTTAAATCTAATATAGATATATATTATGAAACTTCTTCAGCTGGAACTATATCTGAGTTAAACTCTAGTATAAACAGCCAAGGAGATTACAATACTAAAGCTCCAAATAGTTTGTCACCAGTAGTGAGTACTGGGTGGCTAGAAAGCACCTCAGTCTCGCAGCCTGTTACTAACGTTTTTCAAATATTAAACTCTGGCGGAACTCCAGTACAAGATTCAACAACTAATATAGTTATAGATAACGTTACAAATGGCAATGGTGATCCAGTTTCAAATTCACCATTTGTTATCGATAGAGTTCAAACGCCAATAGCTCCTAGCACTCCTGCAACATTTAGACTTATTTCTTCTTCTTTTGGTAGAATACCTTATTTGTCAAATTCTCAAGTAAAAAACACTTATAATGTTACATTTAGGCTTTCTGTAGATGGACAACCTGACAAGCAAGTTACAGAACAAATTGATTTAAGCAATGTCGCTCCATCGTTAAATAGAGTCTCTGTATCTCAATTTGTTTTTAATCCAGTTTTAAGTAATCCTAATTCAGAGCTGGTTAATGCATCTACACCTTCTTTTTTAGCATCAACATCTACCACTAGTATATCAGCTTTAGATATTAATAATCCACAGCCTTATGATTCTGCTGTTCCTTATAGTGGTGTATATAAATCTTTTTTTACATCAAACGATTATGTAAACGATTATAGTGATAGTTCTTTCTACCAATATAAGTATCCTATATGTACTATATCTCACTCTACAAACGGTTTTGAAATTGTTCCAACGCCCTATGATGCGTCTAATGATAGTAAAACTTTAACTTATGCTAGCACTAAAAGACTAGAAGGCATGACCTTTTCAATTGACTCAGTTGCTAGATATGATGCTTACTTAGATTATGTATTTTTTAATAGTAAATCAAATGCTAAATACTATTACCAAAACAACAGTAGTTATGTTAGTAAAAAACAAAACTTTGTTTTAGATATTGCCACTACAAATGCTTCAGTTGAATTAAACTTTACTATACCTGGAGGAGGTAAAGTATCTAATGGTGATTTACCAAGTAATAGACCTGGTCAAAACCAGTGGAAAGGAGCTTGGCTATACGCTGTTAATTTAATAGCTAATGATGCTAGCGGCACTACTGGATCACTACCATCTAATACTTACACTGTACACTTTATAATAACTAGATAATGGCATTCAACTTAGAGGTAAAATATTACAACTCGTTTTGGTTAAAACAGATTACAACTCCTAAAATAACTAACAATGGAAACAGCGGCGCTAATCCAAGTAATCCAAGTTTTGTTAGATTGTTTCCTGGTGTACCTTTTTTAAGTAATGCAGATGGTTTTCCTAATTGGGCTGGTAGTACAACTTTTTCAACTACAGCTCCTTTTTCAAATGTGTATGAGCAACCATCTGTAGAATATAATGCTGTAAATGGTTCTCCATGGGTTATTGAAGAATCAAGAATTAGAGGTGGGTATAATAATACTCAAGTTGATTTAGGCGTTAGAGCTTACTTAATGGAAGATTCTAGCAGCGTTAGATACAGATCTAATGCTTTAGTGTATTCAGGTATTTTTAATTCTAAAACAAATATAAATAGAACTAATGTTTTTTCTGTAGGTGAAGATATAACTAAAGCTGTTGATCCTCACAATGGCTCAATACAGCTTATCTATGCTATGGATAATAACTTAACGATATTTCAAGAAAATAAAGTTAGTCAAGCATTGATAGATAAAGATGCTATATACTCAGCTGAAGGAACACCTGTAAATACTGTTTCAAACGTAGTAATAGGCCAAGTTACTCCTTATACAGGAGAGTATGGAATAAGTAGAAACCCAGAAAGTTTTGCTCATTTTGGATTCAGAAGATACTTTGCAGATAAAGACCGAAATGCAATTTTAAGGCTGTCTAGAGATGGCATAACTGAAATATCACAGTATGGCATGAAAGACTTTTTTAGAGACGAATTAGCTAAACTTTCTGATAGACTACAAGTTAATAGTATATCTTACGTTTTGGATTATCAATCTGGAACTGGATTAATAACTCAAGGGCCTCAAGTTTCTCAAGCTGGTGGTGTTGCTATTCCATCTCCAGCTGGACCATGGGTTGCTTTAGTGAATAGAGGTGAAGATGATTTTAACGATATAACAATTGGTTCTCAAGTTCAAATAAATCTTGATCCTAATAATTCTGGCACTTGGACTACTATAAACTCTTACGTTACTGGTACTGGTACTGTTGTTATTGGAGGTTCTTCTAAGTTTGCAGTTTATCTAAGCAATGGACCTTTACAAATATATTCTCCAGGAACTACAGCGGTTCCAAATATAAGATTTTTATATTATGAAAAAGATAAAGTAGAAGGTGGTTTTGATAATTATAAAGATAATTATACTATTTCTTTACAGAGAAACTCAGGTAGTAAAACAATAGATGAAACAAGTGATTACTATAGTACGCTTACTTTCAATGAGAGAGTTCAAGGTTGGAATACTTTTTATACATATAGACCTGATCTTATATTTAGTTTAAAAAATAACTATTTTACAGCTAAAGAAGGTTCTTTGTATATACATTATGACAATTTGGCTAATGCCAATGAGTTTTATGGAGTAACTAGCCAATCTTCTATAACGTTTATATTTAATCCAGGACCATCAACAAACAAAAACTTTAAAACTATAAACTACGAAGGTAGCAATGGTTGGCAAGTTGAAAGTTTTGTAACTGATGCTGCTAATATAATTCCTGATATAGACGAAGATTTAGACAAAACTAACTCTGTAAAAAGCTATGATGAAGGTTTGTATGTTGAAAACGGTATACCTTACAGAGCTGGGTTTACACAGAAAGAAAACAAATATTATGCTAACCTAGTAAATAACACTACAGCTGCAAGCGGCGAGGTTGTGTTTGGAGACTCTATGACAGGCGTAAAAGGATATTTTGCTACAGTAAAAATGTCAACAGATTTAACTACCAATGTTGGTGGAACTAAAGAAATGTTTGCTGTATCATCGGAATTTGTAATATCATCAAGATAAAAAATTATGAGTAATATATTTAAAGATTTTGACCTAGTTAAAGGAACTGGAATGAAAGCTGGTATAGCT